ATGAGTCACCTCTGGTTGAGAGTTTACTCACTTAGTCCTGTGTCCACTATTGGTGGGTAAGATCATTCAATTTACGGTGGAATGATGAAAGTAACTGCAAACGGTAAGACATTTACCTTTCCTGATGGTACGAGCACCGAAGATATTGGCACCGCCATTGATGAGTATTTTGCTGGTCAGGCTGTTCAGCAACAAACAGTTAATCAGGCCAATAATGTACCAACACGGAAAGAACCATCATTGATGCAACAAGCTGGCGATTGGCTCACTGGTGGTCAAAGTGCAGGGCAAATTGCAGAACAGGCTGGTCGTGGTCTGGTAAACATACCATTTGACGTATTGCAGGGTGGCGCAAGTCTGATTAATGCAATCAGTCAGGGGCTTGGTGGGCCAAAAGTATTGGATGATGTCTATCGTCCAGTCGATCGACCGACAGACCCTTATGCGCAAGCTGGAGAAACAATTGGCGGGTATTTAGTTCCAGGAGTTGGAACGGCAGGAAGCATGGCTATTGGATCACTGGCAGAGGCCGCAAATCAGAAAGGCGATTTCGCACAAAATGCAGCCAAAAATGCCGGAGTTAACCTTGCCGCTCAGGGGGTTCTTTCCGCAGCAGCAAAGGGAATAGGGCGTGGAATAACGGCTATAAAAGGTGATATTTCGCCAGAAGTGGCGAAGAAAATTGCCACATCAGAATCGATGGGCGTGACACCAATGACATCTGATGTTATCCCGCCGAAAAATGCTTTCACTCGCGGCCTTACTCAGGATGCCGAGGGGGCTTTGCTCGGGACAGGCTCAAAGCGAGCGGAGCAATATGCAACGCGTAGTAAGCTGGTAAGTAATTATTTTGACCGTTTTGGTGAGTACAACCCTGATGATGTGGTGAAATCTCTGACCACCACGTTAAGGGGGCGGAAGGATGCCGCTGGCGCTGTTATCAATGACGTCACCAATAAAATGGGTAATGCCGCAGTTGATACCACAAACACTATGAATGCTCTGAATACAGCGATCGCAAGACAGGAACGGCTTGGGACGTCTGCCAATCAAAGCCTGCTTACATCCTTGCGTAACCTACGTGAAGAATTAGCAAACCCTGCAACTGATTTGGATGTTACGTTTGATCTCCTGCGTCAGCACAGAACAGCATTTAGATCTAATGTTCAGGGAGATGCTATGGTCTTCCCCAACCAGGCAAAAGCAGCTACCAATATGGTAGAGAATGCAATGTCAAAAGACCTTCGTAACGCAGTTGCAAAAAACCTCGGTGCATCAGACGCAGCAAAATACCTTAAAGCAAATTCTGATTATGCAAACGTTTATAATAAGGTGCTTAATAAAAACATTGCTAACAAACTCAACAAGGCAAGCAGTGAAGCCAGCCCTGAACTTATAAATACCGTTGTATTAAGCAGAAAACCATCTGACGTGAAACGAATATGGAGCGCACTGGATGATAAAGGGAAAGATGCTATGCGTGCAGCTTACGTCAGCAAAATAGCGGAAAAGGCCGGTGACTCTCCAGCCAAGTTCATCACTGAAGTTAATAAGCTGAAATCTCAGTCAGGCGGTGAAATTTACAACACTATTTTTTCTGGAAAGCACATGAAAGAGCTTGATGCTCTTCATGAAGTTCTACAGCAAACAGCAAGGTCAGACACCGCAAATGTAGTAACTCAGACGGGGCAATCACAAGCCAACAGGATAAGGACGATTGGCGCAACTGCGACTCTTGGTGTATCAATGGGGCTTGAGGCTGGCTTTGGTGCAATGATGCGTTTGTATGAGTCCAAAGCAGCAAGGAATGCTCTCTTACGTCTGGCAAACACTAAAGCTGGAACGCCAGCCTATGAAAGAGCGTTGAATACCGCTGCAAATGCCATCAGGCCGCTGCTTGCTACTGAGGCAACACAGCAGTAACGTATGGGGAATTGGATTCAATCGTTAACATTTTCTTTTTACTTTTCCAACAAAGGCTTTGGTTGAATCCATATTCCCATAACCAGAAATGGTTTTCGACATTAAAACTGTTCCATTAGGATGTATTACCCATGAGTCGATAACTCGTTGAGTTTCGCCATTCGCGCCGATTCCGATGATGGAGTTTTTAGACAATGCTTTGTAAGCCATGCCGCCCGCATCCGTCCCAGAATATGTGATACTGGCATCTTCACCGTTTGTCTTAATGATGAATGTTCCACTAAAACCATCTTCTTCCGGTTGAAAATTATTTCGTTCTGAATAGCTTATTCCGTGCATATCTCCAACGACCCAGCACTCTGCTGAGACAGAAAACGAGAAGACAAAGAAAGCCATTGCTATAATCAATTTCATTTTAAGCCCTTATTGTTATTGATTCTTTTTGCACGGAAATGTTTTTCCTACTGCTAGGGCGGTTAGTATAACTGCATTCTCATTTCTTGATTCTGGGTTTTTGTTTAGATATTTCTCAACGATATCGGTGTATTGATACATGTCAACGCCATCAGGAGGACATAGAGAACCAATTAGTATCAATGAGTCAGTTACTCCGCGCAAATATCCAGTAATGTAAAGCGATGAAAAATCATCACCATTTTTACCTTGTTGAATGTTGTAAAGAAGGTCATTACCCGTTTGAAGCTCGCGCAGCTCAGCACTGGAAGAAGAGACAACTGCTAACAGGAACAGTGATAGAAATCTCATTTCAAATCCTTTTCATAAATCTTTTTAAGTGTCTCAAACACTATAGCCTTGAACTGCTCGGCCTGCTGATCAGCCAAGCGTTCAGCTTCGTCGCGATATCCTGTAATCGGTGATGGTTTTGATAGTGCATCCTGAACGATTTGTAATAACTCAGAGTTCATTGACCTTCCGTTAGCCTCGGCTCTTAATTTCAATTTTTCTCTTACTTCCAAAGGCATACGGAAGTTAAAGTGCGGATCATCTCTAGCCATGCCATCACTCCAAGTTAGTGTATTGACATGATAGAAGCACTCTACTATATTCTCAATAGGTCCACCGTGGACCTATATTGTGAGGTGAACATGAAAGGAATGAGCAAAATGCCGCAGTTCAATTTGCGGTGGCCTAAAGAAGTATTGGATTTGGTACGCAAGGTGGCGGAAGAGAATGGTCGGTCTGTTAATTCTGAGATTTATCAGCGAGTAATGGAAAGCTTTAAGAAGGAAGGGCGCATTGGTGCGTAAAGTTGAAGCCCCAACTGCTGGAACAGTCAGGGCTTCGGTATCAACAAAACTTACGAGGTATTATTGATATGTCAAGCTTAGCAAAGTCAACTGTAAATTGCACTAATAGCATCATCATTTCTGACGTCAAGATTCATATGGATTCAGAGGGGCGTTACTCGCTTAATGACCTTCATGTAGCGTCTGGGAAGGAGGAAAAACATCAGCCAGCTTTCTTCATGCGTAGAAATGAAACTATTGAATTGATTAATGAAATTTTTAATTCTGCGGATATGCAGAATAAGAATCCCGTCCTTTCTAAGAAAGGTCGATATGGTGGAACCTACGTGTGCAAGGAGCTTGTTTACTCCTACGCCATGTGGATTAGTGCATCCTTTGCGCTGAAGGTTATCCGTGCATATGACGCAATGGTTACTGCCACACAAGATAGGAAGGCTATTGGAGGTAAAACTTCAGTAGCTGAACGCACACCGCTACGAGATGCAGTAAACATGCTGGTAGGAAAGAAAGGACTTCGCTATGACGATGCATACAATATGGTTCATCAGCGTTTTGGTATTGACAGCATTGATGAACTTTCAATTGAACAAATCCCGCAAGCTGTAGAGTACATCCACAGGGTGGTGCTTGAAGGTGAGTTCATCGGCAAACAAGAGAGGAAAGTCAACGAGCTTTCTGCAAAAGAAGCAAACAGCCTTGTATGGTTATGGGATTATGCCAACCGCTCACAGGCATTATTCCGCAAACTGTATCCGGCGCTGAAACAAATTCAATCGAACTATTCCGGCAGATGCTACGACTATGGTCATGAGTTCTCGTATGTTATCGGAATGGCAAGAGACGTTTTAATAAACCACACACGAGATGTTGATATCAATGAGCCAGACGGACCAACGAATCTTTCCGCATGGATGAGACTTAAGAATAAAGAATTACCTCCTTCAGTACATAACTACTGACAGATAACCAACGCAACGACCCAGCTTCGGCTGGGTTTTTTTATGCCCAAAATTCACCGTAGCCATGCTGCGGCGATTCCTTGTATCTGGAGCAAATTAAATGACAGACATTACAGCCAATGTGATTGTATCGATGCCTTCGCAACTCTTCACTATGGCACGTTCTTTTAAAGCCGTAGCCAATGGCAAAATTTATATAGGAAAAATTGACACTGACCCGGTAAATCCTGAAAACCAGATTCAGGTTTATGTGGAGAATGAGGATGGTTCTCACGTTCCTGTTTCACAACCAATCATCATTAACGCTGCTGGATATCCGGTATATAACGGACAGATTGCCAAGTTCGTAACTGTGCAAGGCCACTCTATGGCTGTTTATGATGCATATGGTGCGCAGCAGTTCTATTTTCCTAATGTGCTGAAGTACGACCCGGATCAGTTAAGGCAGCAGATTGAAGACCCTGATGGGGCAACCAAATATCCCGCATTGCAGATTTCTCGCTGGCGTGATGATTTAGACGTGCGTGGATGGGGAGTATTCCCGGATGGTACAGATGTTACTGCTAAACTGTGTGAGGCATTGGATTATGCTAACGGTGATTATTCACAATTAGTTGAGTATGGGAAAAACAGAAAATCATTGCATATCCCTCCAGGCGATTATGTCGTTGATATGACCAAGCTGACTGGCATTCATGCTTCTGCTGGTCGCTTTGTGATCCGCTGTAACGTTGATTGTGTTGGCCGAATCCCTAACGGGGATTTCCTAATCCTTCATAGTAAATCTATAAATGTAACTGGCCTTTCATGTAAATCGTTATACATTAGAGGGCTACAGTTTTCTATTATCTCGAACATTGATACGACCGGCGATATAAGATTTTTTTCATCAGACGCATACACTCTGCCTGGGTTGGTTGTATGGGGTGGCGGGAGTTATTGGAATCATTTTGTACGCATCAAAACAGGTACTGCGGCAGGTGGTGGCAGATTCATAATTGACATCTCTGATGGATCTATAAATCAAAATACATTTGAGCAGCTTTGCGGTGGTGGTCTGATCATAACTGGATCAGGTTTTAGTCGCCAGACCGGTGCTCCGTATGAGGGGAACGCAAACACATTTATAGGTCTTGACACATCGGGAAGCGGCGATTATTTGCTCTATAACAATAGCACCCCAAATCAGCATAATGTTGTGATAGGTTTGTATGGCGAGGTTACGGGCAATGGGAAAATACGTGGGCCGTGGACCATACTTGGCGCGCGTGCGCAATTTGGGGGCTGGGCCTCAACCATGAGCCCCATGAATACCATATTAGGGACAGACCCTACAGCAGGCTCACAGGGAGGAGAGACGTTCAGTGTCTCCGGTTCTAATCTTTGCCCTTCTGGAGATTGGTCGGTTATTGAAGGAGTCTACGGAGCACCGATTGACTTTTCCCTTTTAACTATACCGAACGAACGAAAGGTTGGTTCTGACCCTAATGAACCATCTGGCTGCGGTAGATGGTTTGGAGTCACTAACGCATCTCAACGTTGCAGAATAACCCTAAATTTAACTAAAACACAGTCAGGTTTCATTCGTGGAGCTTTTTACTTTAAAGGCGACACACCGCTTGAGATAGCTATAGAAGCTCAAGATGGTACTAATACCATCTATATGCCAGTTAATATGTTCTACGATATGGGTGTTGGAGGGTGGAAGTTATACAAAGTTTCAGCGCCAACCAACGACAAAAGTAAAGCATACAGATTAAGGATTACAGTTGAATCCGGAATGAGCGCTTATGTTGGAGGAGCGTATTTTAGCCAGTATAACGGAACCTTTCTTCCAGTATTCTGCGGATGGGAGAAAGTAAAAATGAGATCTAGCGTAAAGCCTACTGTGACAGAGAACACAGGTTCTTTCCCAATCGGCTTGGTGTCCTACAGAACATCTCCAGCAACATATCCTTCCGACCCTACTGTCCAATGGGTGTGGAATGGAAGTACATGGGGGATTGTGAATATTTCTGCCTAACCAATAGCGGCATGCTTCAAACATGCCGCTTCAAAATTATCTTGGAATATTTTTCTCGATATATTTATAGCTTAGTAGTGCAAAAGCTACAGATGTTATAAATACAATAAAAATAAACGAGAAGCTTTTTGATAAATCAGCCATCCCAAGCCAATCTATCATCTTAAAGCATAATATAAACGTAATTGGATGAACTAAATACAAAGAGTATGAAGCATCACCAATCATGATGAAAATACGTGGTATTTTGATGTTGTCTTGTATGTAGTCAGAGCATGCAGTAAAGCATGCAAACATTATGCAAAAATATTTCCCTGAATGAAAAATCCCATGCCCAGCATCAAACTGTGTTATGTAAGCCCATACAGGGATTATGATTCCAATCGAAATTAATGGTATTGCAATCCTTTTGTCTCTAATTGAAAAGTTACCACTTTTGTATAGGATAGCAATAATCGCACCGAAGACAAACTCCCAAATCAGGCTTTGCATGGTTAAATTTATATATCCTAAACCTTCAATTTTTGGTCTGTCGAATACACCCGCAATAGATGGCAAAGCTAACAGTGTAATGAAAAACCATAATATATAAAATGTATACCTAAACTTCCCCAGCGCTATTCCAATGGCGCAAACTAAATAAAAATATATTTCATAATTGAGGGTCCATCCAACGAACAATGATGGAGGCCCAAAGTATATAGGTGACTCAGTGTTTAGTGGAATGAAAAGCAAACCTTTGATTATGTTTGTTAATTCAAATGAGCTAGATGATTGGTTATATGAAAACCCATGCATTAAAGATAAATCAACATTTTTAACAATGACTATATATGCAATAGTCATGATGAAATATAGAGGCCAAACTCTTAAGAAACGTTTTTTAATAAACTTTATCAAATCATTGCTTTGGTAGCTATGAGACGTATAAATTATGATAAAACCACTAATGATGAAAAATAAATCAACTCCGAATGCACCAGGCCAAAATAATCGCTGAGCCAGCCATTCATATTCTGTTCCTTTCAAAAAATCCCTTGCATGGCAAAGTACGACAAGCATAGCTGCAATAGCCCTAAGCGCCTGTATATACTGAAGGTTATTCTTTCTTGGTGGACTGTTATCGATTTCCAAAATACACCTATAATAGTTTTTTGATAAGTATCAGTAGCTTCTGAAAGGTCTGAAGTTTAGCACCACAAACGCTATTGATCGACACCGCCGATCAGTAATACTGTATTAATATACAGTATCCATCGGAGGTGAGTTATGGGATTCCCGAGTCCAGCACAAGACTACGTTGAAGAGCGCATATCGCTCGACAAGTGCATCATAAGCAGGCCAGCGGCAACGTACTTCATGCGAGCGGGTGCGACGCACTACCGGGAAGGTATCCTGAATGGCGCGCTGCTGGTTGTGGATGCTTCGCTATCACCATGCGACGGCTCATTACTTGTTTGCAGAATGGAAGGTGAGCTGAGGATTAAGCGATACCGCAAATCACCCAAGGTTCACCTGGAAGATTTGCAGACAGGAAGAAGGGAGGCTATACCTCTGCACGATGACGGAACGAGCCCTGATGCGATATTTGGCGTAATCACCTACATCATCAACGATGCGCGGACGGGTGAGTTTGATGATTGCCCGGTGATGTGAGACAGAAATGAGACACAAAAAGCTTTGCACTGAATTGCAAGGCTTAGTGCTGTCAGAGATATAGCGTTGGTTAGCCCACCTTTTCATCAAGCCAATCCGCCCACCACTGCATCATCTCCCTGCGCTTATCGAGATACTGAGCATGGTTGTAAATTCCACGCACAGATCCGCCATTGGCATGTGCCAGTTGCACTTCAATAGCATCAGCAGGCCATTCGTGCTCGTTCATAATCGTACTGAATTCATGCCTGAATCCGTGACCGCTTTCCAGACCCTCATAGCCGATTTGTTTGATCACAAGTAATACCGCGTTCTCGCAGATTGGCTTCTTCTTATCATTACGCCCGGCAAAAACAAACTCTGATACTGGTTTGGTGATGGAGCTTAACGTAGTGAGAAGTTCAACCACTTGGTCCGACATCGGGACCACATGAATCTTGCGTCCCTTCATCACACTGGCGTCGATAGTGATAATCCTGTTTTCAAAATCGACGTTCTTCCATAGCATAGAACGAAGCTCTTTCGTTCTTAGGGCTGTGTAGCGTAAAACTTTGGTCGCAATGAGCGATACGATACTTCCTGAAAATGTTGCCAGTGCTTTGTTGAATGTCGGGATCTGGTCTGCAGGAAGAAACGGGAAGTTCTTCTTGCGGTATCCCTTCATGGCGTCAGCAAGATCAGGTGCCGGGTTATATTTAGCCCTTCCGGTGACAATAGCGTAACGGAAAACCTCGCCGCATCTTCTGCGTGCTTTGTTGGCTCGTTCCATTGCACCGCGATCTTCAAACCTGCGGATTACTTCAAGAAGTTGCATCGGCTCAATATCCTGAATTTCAAGACCGCCGATGATGGGTAAAATGTCGTCATCAAACATTTTGGCAAGTTCAGTCGTATACCCTACAGACCAGACTTGCTTCTTGTGCTCGTACCATTCCTTGTAAATGGCGCTAAAGGAATTGTTGTTAGACGAAGCCTTTTTCGCCTTTACCGGATCGATGCCAACCGAGATGTCTTTCCTCGCAGTCCATGCTTTATCCCTTGCCTCTTGCAAAGTCATAAGCGGATATTTTCCGACGGTCAGGATTTTCTCCTTACCGTCAATCTTGTAGCGAAGCTGCCATACCTTTTTCCCTGACACAGGGACATAAAGGTACAGGCCATTACCATCGAGAAGGCGGTATGGTTTTTCTTTCGGCTTTGCTGCTTCAATCTGCTTAACGGTGAGCATGGGTAAAAATCCGGTGGGTAAAATTATTTTATCCACTTTTTACCCGTCATGGAGTGCGGCTGTCAACGATCTGACGCGAACCATTACGAACTGTGAATCTACGGAAGGCTTGATATTCAGGGGATTTTGCGGACTGGTACGGATGGGAGCGAACTGATAAATGGTGTCCCCTGCAG